TATATATGATTGCCGCTTTCCGTCGCGCTCCGCAGTTCTTTGACGGTAGGGATTGTATATTCAACCATCAAACTCAAACCCGCACTTAGGGCAGATATGCGTCATTTCCGTCTCATCCACCTCAGAGAAGTCATCAGGAGCGTCTGACGGTTCCGGCTCCATATATAAGTTTGCAATCTCATCCAACTCAAACCCCGTCAGCGTCAGGTCAAACCCATCGGCCTCCAAGTCCTGCAATTCGATCTTGAGCAGATCGTTATCCCACCCCGAATCAAGAGCCATGCGGTTGTCAGCGATGATGTAGGCACGCTTCTGCGCTTCCGTCAGGTGTCCGGCCTCAATGCAGGGCAGGGTTTCAAGCCCTAGCTTCTGCGCTGCCAGAACGCGCCCGTGGCCTGCCACAATGCCGTTCGCGCCGTCAGTGATTACCGGATTTAGGAACCCAAATTCACGAATTGACGCGGCCAGCTTTGCCACCTGCGCATCGCTATGCGTCCGGCTGTTGCGCGCGTATGGAATCAGATCAGCGGTTAAAACCGTTTTATAGGCGGGAAATTTGGTCATGTCGTTACCTTATCACGCTTCTGCCGTGCCGTCTAACATCCGTCTAACGTCTGGCCTGAGCGAGCCACGAAGGTGCAGGCCGTCATGGTCCAGCTTTACGTTGTCCCATGTGCCGATGGGTTGCGGCGGACGGGATTGCTCATCGTGTCCCGCCTCACTTATCGCATCGCCGCGTTTGATATTATCTGTCATTTTTTCCTCTGTGTCTAATGCACCGTCACCCGGCGGGAAGATGTCGCCTCAGATGGGCACCAGGCCGATGCTGCTATGGTTTGCGCTCCTTCATGACAAGCGCGACAAGCGCGGCACTCATAGCTTACCATTTGCGTTATTCGCCTTCCTGTATGTTCAGCGCGGCGCGGGCCTCTTTGTGCCATTCTTCAAAGTCTACGCAATACGGCGAACCCTTTTCGATTGCGCTGGGATAAAACTCCGCATCCTCGCACATAACCAACCTGCCCAGAACGGCCTCCAACACCGCGACCCGCGCCCGCAGTGCCTTGGCTTCGGACTGCGCATCATCCAGTTTGTCGTGCAGTTCATCAACCTTCGCTTCCGTCGCGTCCAGCAGGCTGCGCAGGTTGTTCCGGTCGATCTGCAATAAGCTGTAATCGCGGCGCAGTTCTTTGGCTTCGGCCTCCCGCGTTGACGGGTGCAGCTTTGCCATGTCCTGCGCCTCTATGGGCTGGCGTCCTTCGGGTAGGGTCATTGCGCGGCCTCCACCATTGCCATGAAGCGGATCGTGTGCTTTGCCTTGTTGCTTACCCACTCTTGGGTTGGCCTGTGACCGGGTGACATGGCCTTAGCCGCCGCGCGGGTCATTTCGTGCGTCGGCTCTTTCGGTACGACGGCGTGCGTATTGGGCAGGATCATCTTTGCCAGTTTGATGCGCCAATTCATTGCGCGGTCTCCGTCGCCCAAACCCTCACTTTTGATCGTTTGCCGTTTTCGTACTCACGCCGGATCGGGAAGCGGTCTTTGTAACGGCTCATGTTCGTCAGCGCGCCTTCGATCTGTTTGGTGCTCAGGTTTAATCCTGCGGCCATTTGGGCCTTGCTGCAACCAGGATTTTCTTTGATGTAATCAAAGACGGCTTTGGTTTGCGACACGCGCTGTCTGTCGATCTTCTTTTCCGGCACGATCTTAAACAGCCGCATGGGACGGCCTGTTGACGGGTTTTTGCCCATTGTTGCCTTGATCGCGTTGCGGCCTTCCATCCGCGATAGCAGGCTAGATATAGATTTGGACTGCCTGTCGAAGTGTGCCGCAATGTCTTGCACGCTGCAATTTGGGTTCTGTGCGATGAAGTCGTAAATCTTGTGCTCTGCTATTGGCCCTCGCGCTTGTTGGGATGGTGGCCGTTCGCGGTGGTGTCGCTTAGCGATTTCCTTAGCGTCGGCCTTCATGGCCGCAATCAGTTCGTCCTCGGTCATCTGAATGCGCTTCGTGGGCTGCGCTGGTGGCATAGGGATGCGGGTTTGGGATATGAGCATTTTACAGCCGATCCTCCACGCCCAGCCGCGTTGCTTCGTGATCGATCCACGTCAGCGCGTCTTGCCAGTCTTCTCGGTCTTTGCACTGCGGTGCCCAGTGCAGCATCCACATGGCGGCGTCGAGCCGATCACAGAAGCGCAGGCGGGCTTCATCTTGCGATGACAGCATTGGTGCGCGTCGTTGCCAGACGATGATGCGGGCAGCGGTTTCTGCGTTTTGCTGTTCGGTTGTTTTGCCGCGCGGGTAGGGAATGTCGCCGGTGATGCTCTCGGCGTCGTCGTGGCTTAACGCTGCGATAATCAGATCGCGGGATGCGTCCGGCCATAGGGCGATGATGAGCCGTGCGACGCGGCCTTGGTGGCCGTCGAGCCGATCTGTGGTGTGCGTCAGCCAGGGGTTTGTGTGCCAGCGTTGCGTTAGCCCTGCCTGAAATATGCGGTTGATGTCTGTCATGGTGTTTCCTTGGTTGGCGCGGACTGACCGAATAGAGCCAGCCCGCTGTTGACCCGTCCGCAAGGGAGGATGCGGGCGGGTGTTCTGATGCTATCATTCGCAGGTCAGTCGGCAATCTGCAAAACTGCAAACTGATGCGAACCAAGCGACAAGCGGTGCTTGTGCGATGGCAAGAATAATTTCTGTTTTCGGCTTTATGCGCGGGTCTCCTTGTGTTGCTCAACATGGCATAATTTGCAAAGCCAAATAACATCTAACGGCTTCGCGTAATCTTTGTGGTGCCCTTCAATTCTGCAATTTTCCGCACCGCAATTTTCGCAGGCACTTGGCTTTAAAACCCTGCCGTCACGAACGGCATTGCCGAGAATAACGTGACAAGCCCGCTTTTCTTCATTTTGAGAAAGCCACTTTTTGCGCGCTCGAGCATAAGCAGCTTTCCCTTCTGGTGTCTTTCTGTACCGTTCGTGCCTAGCCTTGACCTTTGGGTCTTCCTGGTATCGCTTTGCGTCATATTGGCGATAATATTCAGATTTCTCCGCGCGGTTTTGCCTGGCCTGTTCCTTGTGGCATTCCTTGCAACGCGAATTGACGCCATTGTAAAACTCTGCTCGGTCGCTTGTCGTACCGCATATTTTGCATGTGTGTATCATAGGGCCATTATAGCCCTATAACGGTATATGTAAAGATATTCCCTTAGAACGGTATCTCCGAGTCGTCCATCGCGTTGCCGCCAGCACCGTAGCCGTTATCGACGTTTCCTTGCGCTGCGGGCCTCTGGACGCTGTTCTGCTGACGTTCGCCGCTTGGCCCGTCCAGCATCACTAGCTTTGCGTCGAATCCCTGTAAGACGATCTCGGTCGAATATCGATCCGCGCCGCTCTGGTCCTGCCACTTGCGAGTTGTCATCTTGCCGCTGATGTAGACTTTGGAACCTTTGCGCAGATATTGTTCCGCCACCCGCGCCAAACCTTCCGAGAAAATGGCAACGCTGACCCACTCGGTCCTCTCTTTGCGCTCGCCTGTGTTCTTGTCTTTCCAGCTTTCCGAGACAGCCAGCCGCAAATTGCAGACCTTGTTGCCGTTCTGGAATGTGCGAACCTCAGGATCGGCCCCAAGGTTTCCGATGAATTGGCATTGGTTCAGCATCATGCGTTCCCTTCAATAGCGGCTTCGTACAGTTCAAGGATGGCTTCCTCCTCGGCCAGATCGGCACGGTCGCGCTTGCGGCGCGCAATTACCTTGCGAATGATCTTTGTGTCGTATCCGTCGCCCTTGGCTTCGGCATATACGTCCTTCTGAGCCTCTGCGGCGTCCTGCTTTTCAACCTCCAAGCGCTCGATGCGCTCGATGATGGCCCGCAACTGTGCGGCTGTAACGCGATCTGTCATGGCTTACTCCTTGTGATGATGCGTTTAATTTCTAGTATCGGCTTGCCCGTCATGCGTGACAGCTTGCCGAAGTCAAAGCCGCTTAGAAAGCGGTCGATGATGTCGTCCTCGGTCCAGTGACTAAATTGGCTCATGCGTCACCGCCAAACGTCTTTGGACGGAACCCAGCCTCGGCCATAATTTCCGCCGCGCGTTGTGCGCTGACTCGTTCGGGCTGATCTTGAGGCGCTGGCCTTTGCTCAGTTCGAAGGCAAGCGGCACGCATTGCATCACGCTCACGCACCAGCGGCTCAAGCTGCTCTTCAAGTTCAAACCAGCTTGGGAAAAAGCGCCACGTCCGACCGAATAGCACTTGCCGCACAATGTCCGCAGGGTAGCCCGCAAGACGCCGCCTGTATGCCTCAAGGCGTAGCATCCCGGTCATTTCGTCATCAGCCCTAGAAGGCGCAATGACAGACAGTTCCGCAATCCATTCTTCGATGGTGTCATTTGGCGCAGGCTGCATCGTCTCTGCAATCGCGTCGGCAACGGCTTGACGCTGCTCTGGCGTGCCACTGGCCCGAATTACGTCAGGCACCAGATCGCTGCCGATGCACGCGCCGTATTGGTCATGCCGCCCCACGAGCCTTTTACCGCTGCTCAGAACGACGCCGTGCGACGATGCTTGCAAGCGAAGTTGATTGTTTGTTGAAAGTTCCGCTTTGCGCTGTGAAGTTGTCAGTTCGGTTGTCATAATTGCCCTCCATAAGTTTGGTGAAGTTGCTGGCCTTCACTAGCCAATCAAATCCGAAACCCGTCCAAGGTTTCAGCGTTCGCCCTCGGCAAAAGTCGCTGGCGAAGGCTTTCCGTAAAGCGTCCTCCCATCCGTCGAGACCGTCGCAATCCTTCAATCGGGCGCGAAGTTGCTTAGAACGGTTTGGCGTTAGCTTCTGCACTTGCGGCCAGCCTGCCTTCTCCGCCGCTTGATTGTACCTCGAAACAGCTTGAGAAACATCGTTTGCATGGGCGGGCGCGTCGGTGGAAACCGACAAGGATACGTTAGTATCCTCTTTATCTAACTCTGGCTCTAACTCTAACTGGCATGGCTCGTGCATATGCTTGGGCGATGCGTCCGCATCATCAGCAGCTTTGATTTTGTTGGATTTTCTGTTCCATCTTGACTGAGCAGCGGCCTTGGCTTTCGATGATTTTTCGACGGTTTTATCAATGACTTTTGCTGCTTTTTCGTTAAAAAGTCCATCTGGAGTAACGATGATTTTGCCCTCTGAAATGAGGTATTCTAGAGCCCTGACAAACGATGCTTTTGACTTGGAGCCGCACACGCGAAACAGCCTATCGTCGTCGCGCTCTATCGGTCCAGCCATCTCATACATCCGCGCAATCAACGTAATGTAGACGCCCTTTTCCGCGTCCGACAAGCCAAGCGTTCCGGCAAGCCAGTCAGACGGATAAAACGGTATGTGAATGATACTCAATTTTTGCCCTTCGGTTTTTGGGCCGGGTCTTGCGTGCATCACCACAATGCGCTACAAATCACCCAGCGTTCCATGCTTTACTTCTACCGCCTAACCAGCGGAAAATCAAGCGGCCCTGCCTCACGGTACGGGCCGTTTGTCATTTAATCCACCCCCGAAATGGCACCTCTGAAACGAGCGGCTTGTCCGACAGGCGCACGATCACGCAACCCAGCTTGTTGGCGTCTGGCGGCTGTATCGGCGCGTAGCTGACATGGAACAGGCTGTCATCGACGCCCAGCACATCCGCAATCGCATCCTGGCCCGCCTTGAACGCGGCGATCAGGTTGTCACGGTCTCGACGCCGCGCGTTGGGCGGATGAAACTCGACGTGCAGGTGAATGTCCTCGGCTTTGAAGCGGTTGACGCCCCACGCCTTGCATTCCCATCCGCAGGCGGTGCGGTACTTCTTTTTCTCAGCCGCCAGCCGTAGGTGATGCACTCGCGCGTTAGGGTTCAACAGCTTCGGTGGAAACGGTAGCTTTATCGTCAGGCAGTTCATGGCTTCACCAGCGTATAGGACGCCACCCGCTTGCCGCTGTCGGTTTCAATCATTTCCCTGTAGATGTTATGCCCGTCCTGCCTCAGGTCATAAATACGCGCCCCGAGGCGAAAGCATCCGAACCAATCTAGCGCGTCCAGCGGCGTGATGCTTCGGCCTGTTTTGAGGTGTGCAAATATCTGTGCTGTCTGTGTTTCGGTCATAGCTTGTTTGCCTCTATGCGCTTGATTGCGTCTTGGGTGACTGCGATGTATTCGTGATCGGCCCCGTAAAGCCGCTTCCACTTGGCAGGTTCCCGATGCACAGCCACCTTAGACGTGTCGAAGTCGCCTTGGTGATGCCCGCAGCACAATGGCACGGCCTGTTCGTCAGGCACCTTGCGCGTGGCGTATCGGTCGTGGATCGGGTGGTGTGCCGTTGTCGGTGAAAGCTGCTGTTCGCCAAAGCTGGTGCAAATGATGCACGGCAATTCCCGCACCTTGGCCAAATAAGCTGGGTTGGGCTTTGCTCTTGGCGGCTTTTGCGTGATCGGTCTGTTGGTTAGGTTCATTCTATCACCTCATTTTCATATTTAAGCGCCTCAGGATCGGTCAGCGGCACGCCCTCCGCCCGGTAATGCGCCTGCATTGCGTCCATGTATTCGGTCAACTGTTTGACGGTCATCTCGCGCGTCATTGCCAAGATGCCGCGCTCAAATAGGAAGCATTGCTGCTCGTAGGTCAGGCCGTCAAACATGCGCTCCCATACCCGCGACCATACCGGGTCACGCCGCCGGATCGGCACGCCGTAAGCAACGTGGCATTCGCCCTTTACCTGCATCGCAGTCATGTCTCCGTAGTGTGATGCGATCTGCCCAAACCATTTATGGATCAGCGCGTTCTGAGACAGACTGCGCTTGTCTCCGTCGCCTATGGTGATAGTGAAAGGCAGGGGCAGGCCAGTAATCATACCAGCCACCCGTTGCGCCTCCTGTTCGCTTAGAACGCGGATCGTTTTCATGCCCGCGCCTCTAGTTCTTCCAGCTTTTCCTGCACCTTCTGCACGAAGTCTGACACTTTTTCGCGCAATTCAGATTGCAACTTCTGGTCGGCGTCAACGCGCGTTACTTGCATTTTCAGATGCTCAGGAAATGACGGATTGAACGAAACAAAATCACACCACGTCCGCCCAGTGCATTCCATCTGCCATTGCATTTGCAGCATGTAGCCCTTGTCGATTGTGCCGCCTGTTAGGTTCTTGATGTGCTTGGCAGGCTGCGGACATTTGATTTCGATCAGCCCGTCATCACCGATTAGGCCATCCGGTGAAGCGCCCGACCATTCGATTGATGGGTGCGAGATGAAGCCGACCTCGGTCACGTCGTTGCCTGTTTCGAGTTCATAGAACGCCCGCGCCTGCGGCTCAGTCTCGTTGCCGTGTTCCATCGCCGCGCTTTTGAAAGTCTCGACAGGTTGGCCCGTGAGCCGCTCGCATACAAGCTGCGCCATGTAATTCTGATACCCGGCTGCGGTTTTTGCCATCATCACGTTAGAAAGTGCGGAGGCGGTTACCCGCCCCGCGCGCTCCGCCAGCCATTCTGCGCTGCCCTGCTCACTCATTGCCCAGAGCCTCCGCAAGAACGTCACCAAGCGACGGCTGGTTCTGCTCTGCATTTGCCGCGATGGTTGCCGACAGCTTCTTCATCGCCCGATCGAAAGCGTCTACCGGGAATTGCTCAAGCGATGGCGCGCCGTATGCTGCGCATATCTTGCCGGCAGGAACGCCCGCCTCTTCAGCCGTGTCGCGTAGCGCAATGAACTGATCGGCGCTGATGGTGCGTGGCGCTGCCTTGGCCGCTGCATTGCCATCGTCGTCTTCAGGCGCGATACCCGCAAGCGCCATAAGCCCATACCGCCTAGCGTAGGTTATCGCGCTGCCAAGGCCTTGCATGTCGTTCTTGCCGACGATGAGCGGGATTGAGCATTCCAGCACCTCGCCGCTTTCATGGATAAACTTAGTCACGACGGATCGGCCCAGATCGGTCTCGGCCATCGGCTGCACAACCGCTATGCCGTTGGCGTTAAGCGCGGGCATTGCCGCATCCACAACGCTTGCCAGATCGGCATATTTGCTTTTGAAATGCGGGTTGCTTGCCGACTTCAGAGCCTTGCCCATCTGGGCCTGCGCTGCGGCCAGTGCCGCCGCGATGTTCGGGTGTTTTGTTTCAGTCATTGGTCTTTCCCTTCGTTGAGGCCAGCGCGCCATTCTGCGTCGCCAGCGATGCTTAGTCCTGTGATTTCCGCCAGGCGCACGCGGTAAATCTCGCGCGGCACGACGTGGCCCTGCATCCAGCGTGAAAGGTGCGAACTGCCAACCGGAACTTGCCTTGCAAGCCATGACAATTTGCGCCCCTCGCGCTGGACCCAAGCCTTCAATTGTGTTTGTGCTGTTTCCATGCCAGCACCTTATTGCGCAATTTATTTTTTGTAAAGCGCAATTTTATGTTTACATCGCCACAGGCTTTGCGTAATGTTGTCTCAAGGGCAACGACGCCCGCCACGCTAACAGGAGATACCTAGATGACCTACAAAGCAGCGACTTTTAACGGGAACGTAGTCACAGGCGAAGGCGCTACGCTTTCCGAAGCAAAAGCGGACGCACAGGCAAAAGCTGCCGCTATTGGTTCATGCATTCGCAAGCGCATCGCCTAACCCCCTCGCGGGGTTACGGCCCCGCTCCACACAGGAGCAATGACATGAAAAAGAAGCTAACCCCAAAGAAGCGCGAGCTGCTTGAATACCTGTGGTCGTGCTGGTTCGCGCGATCGGCGACGCTCACCGAGTTTTCTCAAAACACTATCAACGCATTGATCCAAGACGGCCTGATTGCTTGGGACGTCGAGGCCGACAGGAAGGGCGCTTCGGGACCGGCCATGTACGGCCTGACCGCCTACGGCTTTTCGTTTTGTAAGAGTGAGTTCGGCCCGCGCAAAATTCCGGTCAAGGAGCAAAACACATGACATATCAAGACGCACTTCTCGGCCTCAACGCCGCCATTTACAAAGCGATCCGCACCGGCAACGCAGAACGCCAAAACGTCAGCGCGCTGCTGGAGATGGCTGCGGACATTGACCACATTGTTGACCATGGCTGCACTCGCGAGGAAATGCGCAACCGCAAGATCGCAGAGGCCGCAGTCAAGCAGGCAGGGTGGACAGCATGAAGCATTTTATCGAAGACCTGATCGGCGCGGTATGCGTGATGGCGCTGCCGTTCCTGCTGCTGTTCATCGCGCATGGGATGGGCTTGTGATGGCTGGCTGGCTTTATCCCCCCGCCTTCGCCGAGACGTTTCGCTGCGACTACTGCGAGACGGATCACCCCGAAGACGATCTCGTTCAATACGAGCGCGACAAGTGGGCTTGCGATGCCTGCGCCCGCGCGAATGATGAGGACGCCGCAGCGATGCAGGAGATGGCCGAGGATGACATGGCCCATGCCGAGATGGATCGGAGGCCAGCGCAATGACCCCCACCCTAGCCGCCGCGCTTGACGCCCTTGGCGTCCTGCCCCTTGCGCCACAAACGAAACCAGCGCCGTCCGGTCCTATCCGCGTCGTGCGCAAAGGAGAGGAGCCTGATTTCTGATGGCTGATATTGGAACAGTAACTGTCGAAATCACAAACGACATGCAGATGTTCAAAGACGCTCTACGGAAAGAGAGGCAGTGGTATTTGGATGCGTTTCGTAAGATCGAGCACGCTCTTGAGGATGTGGTTGATTTTGACTGTCCGGTGCAAGCTGGAGCAATGGCTTCTTGCCGGGATCGTATTGCGGCCCTTGAGGGAGAACTAGAGTGACTGATATTGTTGACTACATGAATCACCGCGGCCACGTTGGCGCGGATGGCAGAGAAAAGGACAGATAGATGAAACTTGAATCAGAAGCATATGAAGGCGAGTGGGATTTTGACGGGTCATGCGCGCCGCCCGAAGATGGCAAAGAAATAACATGGAACCACACTTTCACCCTTGGGTGCTTTCAATGGGTGCGGCGCGGCAAAGAAGGAAACGGCAAAGGATTGAAGAAGGGCAAGGTGATGTATCGCGTCAAAGGGTACACAGACAACCCGAAAGCAGCTTATCAAAAAGCACGGGAATACTGCGCAAGAAAGAACGCCAAATGACCCCCATCATCGTCACCCGCGCAGGCACCGCCTGCCCCGTAGCGCCCTGCCCTGACACGCCGGATACGGGACGCACTCGCAGACGGTGACGGCACATGAGCATCACAGCAACAGACAAGCGCGCGACACCCTAAAGCAATGCCCCGCAGTTTGAGGCTGCGGGGCGTACAGTGGGGTACACTGTAACCTGCGTCCGGCAGGCACGGATCACGCCTTGCGGCGCAATTAGGTTGCTGCCAGCTTCTCGCGCAGCAGGTATCCTTCAAGGCCCCAAATCTTGTTTCGCGCATTCTCACGCGCAATCTTGCGACCAATGGCTTGCAAGTTAAGTTTCAACTTTTTGCCCCCCCGGATTCAATCATCTCGACCATGTGCATGGCCCATTGTGCATCAAGTATTTCGTGCCAGATCAACCAGCGGATGGTGTCAGCAGCGCGAGGACACGCCTCGTCAGCTTCGGCCAAGACTTGTGCGAGGTGAACGTAGTTTCGCGCCTCGTGCTTGCCGACTGTCGATGTCTTCTTGGCGGCATCGCGCAGGACAGTATTGCCCCGTTTGCGGGCGTTCTGCTCGTGACTTCGGAAAGCGTCAATCGCCGCTTGAAGGTCCATCTGACTGCTCCTTCGGTTTCACGCTTCGGAAGTCTCTAAGTGCGGCGTCGATTGTTGCCTGATCGTAGCAGCCGACTGCCTTCATCACTAATTTCAACTTTTCCGCAGTACTGTTTAAAGCGCGGTCCAATCGTTCGATTTGCTCTGCCGCGTCCATAAGGTATTGCGCATCAATGGCGTCTAGCGGCCCGTCAGAAATCCGGCGAAGGTGTTGTGAAAGGCTCATTCTGACTGCTCCTTGGATTCACTGGAAAACCAGTTTTCGTCATAGTCATCTTGGTCGGGGTTCACTCGTTCATCTGAGCCTTGAACTTTCCAACACTTTTCGCAAATCTCGCGTCCAAGTTTGTCCCAACAGGAATGCTCAACACGGTTGCGTCCGCAGTTATCGCACGCGTTCCCGGTATATGTCGGCTTTTCACCCACCAGACTGCTCCTTTTGGTTACACTCTGTCAGGTGCGCTCGCGCCCGTCGCGTCCAGTCGGCTAAATCTTTGTCGTACTGGTCTCTGAACCACAGTGGCATGGTCGCGCTTCGGGTTGCCATCTGCCGGTCAGGCCACCTTGCATTGTGCCGCTCAACATATCGGTCAAACGTGCCGTCAGCCTGCCAAGCATCTGGGTCGGATGACGCATCAAGTGCAGCATTGCGGCGATCAACTTCCTCGATGCGCTCCGACCGCACTGCAAGGTTCAGAGCTTCGTTCAGCAGGTCTCGGCAGGCGTCACACATAGCCGGATGGCTCCATGGATTCAATGGTGCGCTTCGCTTTTTGCGCCTCGATTGCTGTGGCAATAAATGCCTCAAAGGTTCGGTGCCACTTTTCATTCAAGGCGTCGATAGTGGATGCCATTAGACCCGTCCTGATAGACCAATCCCATTGAGCCGTTCCAGCCGCCGTCTCTGGCGGCGTCAGATAATCGGCATATTCACAATTGCGAACGGCAACCATGTTTCGCCATGTGTCTTCCGTTTTGGCGTCAAAAAACAAGACACGATAGGTCCGAGCCATCACGTCAGGGTGATATGTGTTTTGGCCTAAGAGAGTCACTGCTCAGCCTCCCCGGATTCAATGGTCAAAATCCAAAACAACCAGTGAAATCGCGTTAATCCTGCAAAGGAATAAACACGAGGGAACCAAGGCTTGAACCGGACTATCCGATCATCAGTACGCCAATCTTTTACCCAAATCTTCATTACTTCGCCTTCTTTGGTTTCCAGCGGTTTCCGTACCGCCGCTTTAGATGATGCGCCTCAAATCGCTGCCCCATGATCTGCTCCGTCCGGTCGAGAACGTAGCGCATTGCGTTCATGCTGCGGTATAACGCTTTGATCTTCTTGTCCTGCTCAGGCGTTGGCGTGAATACCGCAGGACGGCCCCGGCCATCTTCCTTCAGTTCTTGCGGTAAGACGTGAATCCGGTTGCCTTCGGCCTCTAGCGCGGCCTTAACGTGCGTGGCTTCTGCGCCCTTGCCGAGGTCACTCAGCGCGATGATGTAGATGTCGTCACCTTCCGGCACGTCCACATCGCGCTTGGTCATTACAGCCAAGTCTTCGCGCTCTTGTCGGTTCGTGTGTTGGTCGTCATTGAACACCTGATCCATGCCTTCCGGCATTTCCTTTGGGTCGCGCTTGTATCCGTAAAAAATCTTCATGCCTGCCCTTTTACGCTGTTTTTGAGTCTCGCGCAACTATACGGGCTTAAATAAATCTCGCAATCCGATTTGTTTTGCTCTTGCGCGGTTGCAAATTAGGTGTATTTTGGACTCAGTAAGATTTCAACACGAGGACCAATGACATGACCACCAGCACGCAGGGCCGACCGTACAAGATTGATGGATACCCAGTATCGCGGCAGGAATTGCTAGATCAGGGCACTATCATCAGCGGCAAAACCGTGACCGACACGAGAGAGGCGACACGCATCCTTGAAGCCGATGGACGCGAGGTCACTTTGCATCAAATCGGCACACCAATTTCACAACTGTCGGGACGACCCGGCCACCCCGGATTTGACCGATTTTCCGGCATCGCAAAATCTTGGGGATACGACTGAAACGAAAGGACACCCGCATGACTGACGATCAAAAAGATTGGGGCTGGTACGTGGGGCGTGACGATGAAGTCTACACCTCCGGGCCAGAGACATATGAGGAAGCGGTGCGGATTGCCCGTGATGAATACGAGGGCGCACACATTTGCGAGGCATACAAAGCGCCTGTGCCGCTGGCTTCTTTCTTCGACGCCCACGGGTGGCTTGAGCAATGCGATGAGCAAGCGTGGGACGATTACGTTGGCGAGAACGGCGATATTCTGTTTGATGTAAGCCCAGAAGATCGCGAGGCGCTGCAAGTCGCGGTGCGCGCTGCCATCGAGAAATGGCAAGCGGATCGCAAGCTGACGTTCATGCCCTTCATGTTCACCGAGGCCCGCAACCACGAATACATCCCGGCACCAGCCGAAGCCGAGTAACGAGAGGACCGCAGGATATGGCGCAATTTTTTGCAGGATTATTGGTTGCAGTACCGTTTTCACTAGCCCTGTTTTTCGCAGGGATGAACTACGAGAAAACAGGCTGCGCTTGGATTGCAACTCTTGTCGGGTGCGTCCCGAACGGAGAACTGAAATAGAAGGACACTCGGCGATGAAATCGAACGTGATCGACTTGGAAGGCTGGCAATATCACGCGACCGAAAAGGCGATACTGTTCTGGACCGACGAGACCAGCCGGGAAATGGCCGTGTGGCTTCCGCTGTCCAAGGTTGAGGTCAGCGATGCGCGGGTCTGCGGCACGTCTGGTGCTGTCACTGTCACCCTGCCGGAATGGCTGGCTATGGAGAAAGGTTTGATCTGATGAGCGAAGAAACGAAGCCCCGCACCGAGAACGTCCGCGTTCCCGTTGGGCTGGTCGAAGAACTCATGACGTGGTGCAATGACGAACTGAACCACGCGGTTGTCAGGACGCAATATCGCGCTGACTTGATTGCCTTTCACGACGAACTCTTAACAGCCAAAGATGGCTATTGAATCCGAGGACCGCAGGACATGGCTGACTTTACCGGAAAATCGCACGAATGGCTTGCAGGATATCACGCAGCAATGGCAGAAATCGCCCAAGAATGCTCGCGCGGCACCGCCGAAATGGAGCAGGCTCAAATAAACGCAAAGCCGACGTTCTTTTGCCGACCGACGCCAGAGCACCATCGTTTAGCAGGTGCCGGAAAAGCCATGACAGAAATCTGCACTCTGGCGTTTGAAAGAGGCAATTTGGCCTTTGCAAGTCGCAACCAACGATAAGGACCCCATTTTGAAAAGAAGGGACGCCCGCGTTCCCCCAAACGCAAAAAGCCCGCCAGCGCAACCACACACTGACGGGCTTCTAGGGGTAGCGATACCTGCGTCCGGCAGGCACGGATCACGCCACACGGCGCAATTACTGACAAGCCGCGTCGATCTGCCGAATAAGATACGCGCCTGTAATCACCGACATATCACCGCCGTCCTCTGCAAGCGCGGCTGCATGTGCTGTGCGGCTGGCCTCGGTGCCGTCGCAGATGGCGCTATCGCTTACCGCGTTCACGCAACCACTCGCGGCTAGAATCGGCAGCATCACTGTCCACCTCATCCATGCGCTTGCGGGTTTCGATATACTCATTGAGCTCCCTCCCCTCGGCGTTGGCTTTGCCGTCGCGCCTGCCGTTCCAGTAGGCCGCGAACAAGGCCACGATGAACGCGCCCGCCGCTGCGAGCCATAGCTTCAGACGGAGCATCACCTGTCCCCCTGAGACCACCGCCGCAATCTCTCCCTCACGATGTAGAGCAGGAACAGCCCAGCAATAGCAGCCGCGCCAAGCACGATGTATTGCGCCACCGGGTCGAGACTGCCCAGAACCGTCGCAACGCCACCAGCCCCCGCTGTAGCCGCTCCTGCGGCGGCTTGTAGCGTTGTGGACTGCGCTTTGTTGGTCCGCTCCATACGGCGCACAGACAGCACTCGGTCGATGCTGTAGCCGCTGACGTTGACTTGATCGCGCTGGTTGCCTCCGAGCAGGTAGACATTGCCGTCAGCTTGGCGGTCAAAGAAGCCAACGTGACCCTGCCAGCTTGTCGGAGATCCACGCCAGAGCACGACGACATCACCGGGCTCGGCTTTCGCCAGATCAACGGGCTTGCCCCAGTCAAGGTAGCTGCGAGCAGTCAGCTTGCCTGTGTGCGGCAGTCCGCATCGCTTGAGCATTGCACCCACGAAGGCCGCGCACCAAGCCGTCTCATCTGTCATGGACGGATAGCCCACATCATCAAAATAGGCGTCAACGCGCGGGTTCGATCCTTCGGCCCACTCATAGGTGCCGATCTCAAGTCGCGCTAGATCGTAAACTTTTTTCATCTCGGCCCCACCTTGGCAATCAACGCCTTGATGTCGTCGCGTATCTCTCCGAGCATCTTGTTTGTGTCCTCGCGCGATTGCTTTGCCAGTTCCATGTCCTCACGGCGCTGGTTCCAAAGACGGCGAATTTCCTTTGTATTCTCCACGCTACGCGCCTCCAAGCGGATTAGCCAAACAAGGAAGCCGACGAAGCCTACAAGGATCGGCCAAAATTTCAGAATGTTCTCGGTCATCGGCTTACTCTCATCACCAAGTTGCGATTGCTACGCGCTTCCATGTGTCGGTAGCCGTGCAGATGTATATATAGTCAGCATCCCAAGCGATCTCACCTTGGTTGCCAGCGGCACCTGCTGTCGCAGGAGTTTGAGCCGTGCGGACGCGGATGCTGTCAGCGTTTACGTCTAGCTTTTGGGTGGGGCTGCTGGTTCCGATGCCCAGCCGATCATTCGTCGCATCTACAAACAGCGTGTCGGTATCAATCGCCACATCACCGCCAGTGACTTCAATCGGCCCGATCTGACAATTAGCACCGTCCTGATACGCCAGATCACCCAAGTCAGCATTCGTCGGCGCTTGATTTGGCTTATCGCCTAAAAGTTTTGTCACTGCTCATCTCCTGCCCAAACGCGATATGGTGTATCCGGTGGTACGATCACAGGTAGGTCCAAGCCTTCGTCTGCAATCAGGTTGGCGTGCCAGCCATCAACGGGTGCCATCTCTGGGTACTCAAAGCCTTCATCATCCGTGAGCATATTGCCGGTCGGCTTGTGGATCGTGCCGATCACATCGAGAGCAATGCCCGTGAACATCCAGTCAAAGGCACCCGTCGGCTCCCAGCCTTCCGTAGGCTCTTCCGGTGCCACGTTCAGCGGGTCTTCGCGGTCATACTCACGCTTAGCCAG